TTGGGAACCCAGACTTCGGGTTCTTGCAGAGAGCGCAAGGCGGAGGGTACGTGTTCGGCCGCGAAGGTCATAAGGGCAGACAGACAGCGACGGGCTTGGGGTTGGGTGTTAGTCCACGTTAGGCGACCGCGACCGGGCCACAACCGTTCCAGGGCGACGTCTTCAATGGCCACAGAAGCCGGTGCGAGACAGCGAATATGGGTTGCCGCACAGGCCGCCTTGAGCGACGTGGTCCACGAGGCCGCCGCGTCGCCTCCATCGGACCAGAGTACGAGTTCGGCGGGCGGATGGATACACAGAAACTGGTGAAGACGGTCACGATCGGCGCCTTCCACGAACCAGATGCGACCGGTGGCGACATCGAGGGCGGTCGCCGCCCAGTATACGCGACGGAGGGCAGCCGGTCCATCGGCCAGTGTTTCTAGTACGACACCCACGAGGCGACGCTCCTTGGCTCCTTCCACGTAGCAGCCAGGGGAGGCAATGTGGTCCACCACGCGCTCTTCGACCTGACCGTTGCGCCCCTTGCGCTGAACTACGACGACCACGGTGAAGCCCGCCTGGACGAGAATGCGCTCGAACTTGCCCACGGCATGTTCTGGAAAGCCACCGAACAGGGTCTGTTGGTCCTGGGTGCCTTCGACGGGATGGGCAGTCAGTGACAACTGACAGAGTTCCGCGATTTCGCGTATGTTGGCTTGGGTCGTGCCGGTTGTCAGATTCTCGGTATCGTAGAGTTCAAAGAATCCGCCAACTTGATACAGCAGGGCCACTTTCGGCCCGTAGGCCGCACGGTGCTCGGCCCAGACATCGTAGTATTTCCGATACATCGGTTTGGTGGTTGCGGACATCCCTGTTACCCCTTCCTTACTATTGTAAGCATGCGATGGGCTTAAGCGGTGACTGGTCAGTTCTAACTAATGGACCCACTCACACCACCGCCACGCATTCGCGCTTTTTCAGAGGGTCATGCCATTCCGCGCAATGCGTCCAATTTAAAACCATTGCTCACGGAGGTGCCGAGCCTGACCGAACTTACCATTCGGACTCCCAAGACGCCGAGTCCTGAACGGCGGACGCCTCTGGAAATTGAGATACCGGCACGGCAAACACCGAGACTAATACGAGGAAATGTTTGTTTGGATTGCCTCCCCCACCGTTGCCTCCCCCACTCCCTCCGTTTCAACTTACATCTCCTCCTCGTCGCCCTCTTTGAAACCCTCTTCTTCTGGCTCTATGTGAGTCAATCCGAGGATGCCGCCTTGGTCGGTCTCGTGAACTCCTACACCAACGGTGTTTTCGCCTCCTGTGCCAACATGACGCCAGCTGCCCTCAATCTGACCAACTCCGTCTTCAATGCCCTCGTGGACCAAAAAGCCGTGGACCGCGCTGGTGCGCTAGCCGCTGCCGACCGCGCCGCATACAACCGCGACTTGCTCAGCAAAACGTGGTTCTATGTTGGTGGATTGGGGATTCTGTTTGTTGCGCAAGCGGCGGGAGCGCGCTTGTATCGGGTCGCGGTGCCCTGGCGTCACCTCGTCGGTGAAAATGTTGCTCTCGTGGTCCTCCTCGGTCTCTACGAGTGGATGTTCTTTCACACCGTGGTCTTCCGCTATCATTCTATCACTCCTGCCGAGCTGGACCGCATGGTCGTGGACGAGTTTAGCGCGAACTGTTAAATCCGAAGAGCGGTTCGTCGTCGCGATCCGGTAACAGCACGTATTCGGGTCCGACCTTCTCCGTCTCTTCTGGAATACGCCCTGCGTGAAAGTCGTCCCAGGCGCGGCGCATTTGAATCGCCGCCTGTTCGGGGTCCATACGACCCACCCCACAACACAGCGAAGTACAGACCAGAGTGTTAAGGGCACCACCGCTGGTCTTGACTGCTCTATCAGCAGCCACCAGCGCCGCCAAAAAGGCCCAATAGGCGTTCTGGGTATCCGCCACATCGTGGGGGAGAAACATCGTAGGGGCGGCGATGAAACCCGTGCGAGGTCCCACCATGAACCACGCCGCGGACCCGACCCTTAGATAGGGACGACCCAGGGCGGCAATGAGCGCTTTGAGACGTTTTTCGCAAGACGGGAACATCGTGCGACTCAACACCATATCAATACCACCATCCATTTCCCCCAGCGAGTTCGCTGGGCTAACAAAGATGGCTCCCTCCCGTTCCACGGTTGTGATATCACTACAGGAGCACAGCGCCCTTTTGCCAAAAAGGTCCGAGGCCGCTGCGATAAAGGCCCGGTCCAGACTTACGAGGTGAAGACGGAAGCCATCATTTTGATGGGTGACGAACCGCGTGTCGCGACGAAAATCACCACTCATGACTCTGTTAGTTGTCTGCGGTCTGTTACCGCTCCGTCTAAACGCCATTCACTCATATCAGAACAAATGGCATTTGAGATTCTATCATTGACGATTCTGTTTGTTGGTGCAGGACTTACAGTGGTCTACAATTGGTTTCTATCTAGAGTAAATTCCCCTTCATCGTCTGGTAATCCTTGAGCATCTGACGAAGCAGGGTAGCCGGGACAGCGGCGACTGATTCACGTCGCGAGAGTTTGGCACTAATTGCCGCGGCGCGCACCTGGTCTTCCGTCATCGCATCCACGCGACCGAGGACTTGGCGCTGGCGCTTGCGGGTCTTCTCGGTGTTGTCGATGGTAACGTGAACCCGTTTGGCTTTAAAAGTTTTCCGAGCAATTTTAGGAGCCTTTCCTTTGGGTACCAGCATGATTTTCGTCTTCTTTTTGGCAGGGGCGAGAACAACAACAGGAGAGGGGGGAACTTTGACAGAAGTCTTCTTGGCTCCGCCCACCAGTGAGACCGGAGCCAGTTCTTTACCGACAGGCATTGGAGCAGGAGCCGGAACCGGGACCTCGTGTTTTTCTACCAAGACGTCGGCGCTGGGTACAAAACCACCTTCCTGTTGGTCTTCATGGGTCTGTGTGTTTTGTCTTGCGGTGCTACGGCGGCCTCTACGGGCACGACGACGGGTTACCGAACCACCTTCCATCGTTACAGGTGCGCTCGTTTCCAAAAAGACCTCCTTGATATTTTCATCACCTGGCATTCCTCCTCTGTTTGTTGTGTTTGTTTTTATCACAATCTAAAGCCAATAGGGGCAAGCAGTTAGGATGTTGACCGCCACCAAAAATGACCAGGGGTGGGCACTGGGTATCAACCCAAGCACGATGAACACCAATCAACCCCTCATAGATAGTCGAGGTCTTCTCGACCTCTTTTACGCCCAGCATAATAACCGCCAGATCGTCTACCACCAAATCTCCTCGTTCAACCACTTTATCAACGTTGAAGTTCCACAAACGATCCTGCGATCCTGCCCAATCCGTGTTACAGGTTCGCCCGATCTGAACCTCACCGGCACTACGCGCGCCGCCGCGGGTACAGCTGGTACGGCCATTCGCGTTTCGGTCGACGGTGCGGAAGACGGTCCCGCCACGGTCAACACGACCAAACCTGGTGGTCCTCTTCTCCAAGCCGCTCTTCCAGAATTCGGTGCCCCGCCACCCCGTGAAGTCGACGTAGAAATCTGTTTTGCGAACCCCCAAATCCGCAAACCCACCATCTTCGAGAACAACGGCGCCGTCACGCCCATGTATCCCAATGACGCCCGTCTCCGTAACTTGAATTACAGTGCTCCCGGCTACGTGGACATGATTATTACGTACACTCTCCGCGAACCAGATGCCGCCGGTGGACCACCCAAAGTCACCACGACCCGCTGTATTCGCCCCCACGTTCACTTCGGTCGCATTCCGGTCATGGTCGGCAGCGACGCCTGTATTCTGAGTGACACCCCCGAAAAGACGCCGCGCGAACTCGGCGAATGCTCCGAAGATGTCGGCGGCTACTTCATCATTCAAGGTGGGGAACGCGTCGTCATCAGTCAAGAGCGTATGGCAGAAAACGTACCCTTCGTTTTCCGCAACAACAAAGTCCGTAACAAGGAATCCGAGGTCATCGAAATCAAGTCGATCGGCCCAGACAATGAAGGCGCTCCGAAATCCCTCGCCGTCAAGATTGTCCAACAGGCCAAGAATGCCGTCGCCCCCGAACATATCGTGGTGACCTGTCCGCGCATCAAGGCTGAGATTCCGCTCTTTATTATGCTCCGCGCCCTCGGCGTGACGTCGGATAAGGCCATTATTGAAATGATTTGTGGTGATGTGGACAATCCCTACCTGATGATTCTTCAACAATGTATCGAGGCGGCGGCGGGTATTACGACCCAGGCCCAGGCCCACGATTGGCTCGCGGCCAACCTGGGCAGCGGTGGCGGCTCCCGTGAATCCTTCACGGCGAACACTCTCCAAAATGCTAAGCCACCCCGCACGGCCACCGTCCGTGAAGTCCTCGCGGAGGAATGTTTGCCCCACATCGGTGGCATTGACACCCTCTACGAAAAAGCGGCCAACATCGCCTACATGGCTAAGAAAGTCCTCGATGTTTTCAGTGGCCGTGTCACTCACGATGACCGTGATGCCTATCCCAACAAGAAAGTGGAACTTCCAGGTAACCTGCTCGGTAACCTGTTCCGCTACCTGTTTGGTACCAAGGTCATCAAGGATATGAAGACCTCCATCATGAAGGAGATTCACAACGGTATCTGGAAAAGTACCGGCAAAGTGGAGGATATCATCAATCCCAGCAACTACTATAAAATCCTCAAGTCCACCATCGTGACGGTGGGCATGAAATCCGCGCTCGCCACAGGCAACTTCGTGGGAGGCAAGATGGGCACCAAACAGGGTATCTCCCAGGTCATGAATCGTTTGACCTACCTGTCGGGTCTCAGCCATTTGCGTCGTCTTTCCACGCCAATCGAAAAGACCGGTAAACTCCTCGCACCGCGCAAACTCCATAACACTCAATTCGCCTTTGTCTGTCCCTGTGAGACACCAGAAGGTCACGCGGTCGGTGTCGTGAAGAATCTGAGTTCAACGGCGACGGTGTCGCTACCCATTTCACCGGAACCGGTGGCAGACTTTCTTTACACAGCGCTGCGCATGCGCAGCCTCGCGGATGCGGACTTGTTCCGCGGTGTGCGGGTCTTTATTAACGGAGGCTGGATTGGGATGTTGGATGTAGATGCCGCGGGCGCCGTGGACGCTGCTGAAAAGTTACGCAGAGCAAAACGCAGTGGTCGTATTCACCCCCATACGGGCATCACCTACAAGGCGGCTCGTCGCGAAATCTGGATTAACACGGAAGGCGGTCGCTTGATGCGTCCAGTGTTAAACGGGGCTGCCATGAGAGAAATCCGTGCGGACCCGGTCATCGCCCCTGACATGGACACCGTGGACTGGGAAGGTCTCATGCGCTGGCGCACTCCCGTTGGTGGTCACTCTCTGATTGAATTCATTGACCCCACGGAAACGGAGAATTTCTACATTGCCATGAACCACGAAGACTTGGATAACGACCACACGCACGTGGAAATCCATCCTTGTACTGTCCTGGGTACCATGGGCTCGAATATACCCTTTCCGGACCATAATCAAGCACCCCGTAATGCCTATCAATCGGCCATGGGCAAACAAGCCATGGGGGTCTACGCCCTCAACCATCGCGAACGCATGGACACGATGGCGAATCTGCTCTGGTATTCCTCGGTGCCATTGGCGAGTCCCTTCATGAGTCGCTACTATCGCACCCAGGCCATGCCCTCGGGGTTCAACATCGTGGTGGCCATCATGACCTACGGTGGCTACAACCAAGAGGACTCTGTCATGATCAATCGCGCGGCGCTAGACCGTGGTCTCTTCCGCTCGGAGTTCTATCGCACATACAAGGACGAAGAGAAGAAGAATCAGGCCTCGGGTGAAGAGGAACGCTTCTGTCGTCCCAATCCCGCTACGACCCGTCACATGAAGTTGGCGAATTACAGCAAACTCGGCCCAGACGGCATCGTGCCCGAAAACACCTTCGTGACCCAGGACGACGTACTGATCGGCAAAGTCGCCCCCATTCGTTTACGCGGGGCGGACGGTGCCGCCATTGCGGGTATCAATCATGCCTCCCTCCAGGCCATGTCCTCGGTGGCGGCGGCCCAAGCGGTGGAAGCCGCGGGCGGTAAACGTTTCCGCGATTCCTCCAAACTCATGCGCACGAACGAATCGGGTTACGTCGACCGCATTTATCGTGGTCGCAACGGTGAAGGCTACAGTTTCATCAAAATCCGCGTGCGCGAAGAGCGCGTCCCCGAAATCGGCGACAAGTTCGCCTCCCGTCATGGTCAAAAGGGTACTTGTGGTTTGATTCTGGAACCCGAGGACATGCCCCAAACCAAAGACGGTATTGTGCCCGATATTATTATTAATCCGCACGCGATTCCGAGTCGTATGACTATCGCGCACTTAATGGAGACTCTGTTAGGTCGTGCGGGCTGCGAGGCGGGCTTTCTGGGTGATGCCACTCCATTCAACAAGAACATGACAGTAGACGGTCTCGGCAAACTTCTACAAGACCGTGGCTTGGAACCCCACTCCAATGAGGTTCTCTACTGTGGCTACACCGGCAAACAGATGCCCACGTCAATCTTCGTGGGTCCGATTTTCTACCAACGTCTGAAACACATGGTGCGTGACAAGATTCACAGCCGCTCGACCGGTCCCCTCGTCATGCTAACCCGCCAACCCGCCGAAGGCCGTGCGCGTGACGGAGGCTTGCGCTTTGGGGAGATGGAACGTGATGTGTTAGTAGCACACGGTGCCACCGCTTTCCTAAAAGAACGTATGATGGAGGCTTCGGATAACTTTGAGGTCCATGTCTGTAAGGGCTGTGGTCTCATCGCCGTGGCGAATAAGGAACGTAACATCTGGCACTGTACGGGCTGTGGAAACACGACCGATTTCAGTCAGGTTCGTATTCCGTATGCCTACAAACTCTTTCTCCAGGAGTTGGAGTCCATGAATATCAGCAGTCGTCTGTTACCCGAAACCCGTCTGCGTACCATTGCTGATACGGTGGCGGTCAAGTAAGGAGTAGAAGGGTACACCTGAATATTTTTGGCGGTTCAATACTAGAAAGAGAACCATGTCCAATCCCTATCAAATTCTGGGCTATGGCGGCTTCGGTGCGGTTGTGGGACCGGCCCTGCCCAATGTGGATGCTACAGGGCAGGTCATCAACTTCGGTCCCGATATGGTGACCAAGGTCATGTTTCACAAAAAAAATTACAAGAAAGCCCTACAGGATGCCGCGGACTTAGAGAACAAAGTTCCTCTGTTAGCTATCCCAATTACTCCCTATCGTCACCAGTATTCCATTCGTGATGTGGCGGACGGAATTCCCGGTATGCGCAAGTATATTACAAAACATCAATCATCTTATTCGGGCGCCTACTTGGTTCGCATGCCCAACCTCGGTTATTCCTTTGCGGATATTGAAAAAAAAATGAGTTTACAATACGGGTTTGGGATGTTATCTCCTGAGACCATCGCAACTCAAATTCTGAAACTCATGCGCATAGTCAAATACATCGGCAAGGCGGACTATATTCACGGCGACATACGCGAGACCAATGTGCTCTGTAATACGACGACCGGTGATATGACCATTATTGACTTTGACTGGCTCCTCAAAAAGAGCGTTTACAATACGACCTATCCCGTTTATTTTTATAGTCATCCGCCGGAAGAGCTGTATTTTTTAAACGGGGGTGCGCATCTTAAATATCTTATTAGCAAATACAATCGGTCGACCTTTATGACGACCGTAATTAACGAAATTGAAAATCATCTGGCGTCCAATTCGGCCTACAACAAATTTTGGCAGCAAAACTACTGGATTCGCACGCTGCCACAGCAACCGCACGCGGTGAATGAACTGTTTATCTACGAACTCATGCGCACACTGACGACGGTATACGATTACACACACGGATTACCTTCCGCCAATATCAAGGCGCGTCCGATTGCCGATGCCTTCAAACTCTGGAACGAGAAAAGTATGGGGACCGTGGATTCTTTTGGTCTGGCGGTAGCCCTGGAAGCACCTCTGCGTGCGGCGCTGGCCGGCAGTAACGCTCACAAACCCCTCATGGACTTTCTGCTGAATGACCTGTTCTTTGGCATGAAAAACGTGTTTTTGTTAAACCGTATTACAATTGACGAAGCCATTGAAAAGTTTGAGAAGTTTCTGCGTGTCGCCTATCCCGCGATTGGTCTGGGTGACCAGCCGGACTTTGACGACGAGTTAGCTCGCCTGGCAGGCATCGACCCATCGATTGCGGAAAAAAATACACCCAAACCCCAACCCAAACATCGTACAGTAGCCAAGGAACTGGAGGCCTATGCTGCCCTGGTGCGGGCACAGGTAGGTATGAGTCCTGAGAAGTCGCCACTGCCGTCACTGCCACCCAGCCGCGGTAGCACGCAGAGCCGTTCCACACGTAGCCATTCCAGTCCGCACGTGGTGGGTGGTAAGCGCAGAAAGACACGTCGCCGCATCAGTGGAAAATAAAGGACATCCAGACCACGAAGATAAAAACCACGAGGACAAACATTGCTATGGTGGCACAGCTGCGACTCGCAGCAACGGTGGTTCCACCAACACGTCGGTAGTCGGAACTGGATTGAGGAATAACTGTTTGTTGTCGTGGTTGTACTAGAGGAGTTTCTTCCATAGGAATATACACATACTCGACGGTGGATACAGGGGCGGTTGGTTTTGGCTGAGGTCGACACCAGTGTTCAATCGCCGCTCGCAGGGCGTGGTTCGGCAGAAGCGAAGCCGCAGACATAGGTTGACGTGTCAGCGGAGAGACCGGTTTCGCGGCGAGGGCTTGGACGATGGCTGACCTTTCGTATGTGTGACCATCGGGTGCCATGACGGGGTCACGCATAATATCCATGGTAATCGGGCATCGGAACTCTGGGTATTCTCCTTCACTCATCTAACCCTACAACTCTGTCAGTCTTTTAGACTTATATTCTGACACAGTAGGTAGAAAATGAATAACAGCAGTCAATGGTTAAATAAATCGGCAGGTGCCCGCATCGAACAGCTCCGCCGTCTGCGTGGTTGGCAGTCCCGACGTGCTGATGAATCCCTGAACGCCTACAGTGCCTCCCAAGAAGTCTACACGAGCGGTGTCGTAGCCGGTCGCATAGCGGCTGTTGATGCGGGGTGCTGTGTGGGGGACTTCTATATGGTAGGACGCTTTAACACGTCTGGTTTTGCTATATATAATAGCAATGGAGAAGAATCTGATATTGAACTAACACGGGTTAGTAATAATACAACATTGTATCTGATAAAATATAACAGAAACGGTGAAGCGTTGTGGGGCGCGAAAATGGGGGCACCTCCCAGTGATGCGTTACATGGTCTGATCACTATACCAATTGTTTACAATGTTGGTTCAGCAGTGTATGTTTGCGGTTATCTTTATAATCCAACCCTTGAACTTTATAATAGTGGCAGTACTACTCCAAATCTTACTTTATCAGTAGCAAATGGGAATTATGATTGTCTTTGGTTAGCTAAATATACCAGTGATGGTATTGTGGAGTGGGTTACATATGTAGATTGTAATAATATTATGGGACGACCATATGTTACAACCGATCGCAGCGGTAGCAATGTCTATTTAACGGGTCGTTTTAGATCAACAGTGCGAATCTACCAGGTTGGAAGTACTACGAGTGCCGTAACGTCGCTTATTTCTACAGGCGATTTTGATAATTTCCTTGTAAAATACAACAGCGCCGGCGCCTATCAGTGGTCTGCCAAGATTGGCGGTAATGCTTCAGAAGGAATACCAGATATAATATGCGACTACGATGATAATGTGTATATTTCTTCTTATTATGCTTCAAATCCTCTTAAAGTATACAATGCCGGTGGTTCTTTTGCCTTTGATATTAGCAACAATGGTTTATTAGATTCTTATTTAGTAAAATATAATGCCAGTGGTAGCGCTCTGTGGGGCACACATATTGGAGGTGTTGCAAGTGACACTTTTATAAGTATTACTGTTGACCTTAATAACAATGTGTATATATCGTCTGGGTTTACCTCGCCATCAATAACTATTTACAACCCTGGCAATGTAACTGCGTTTACGCTAACAAATACGGACCAAACACAATTATATGATGATGTGTATATTGTAAAATATAGCCCCACGGGTGTTGCACAGTGGGCAACACGTATTGGAGGTATAACTAGTGAAGTAATTCCTTATATTATAACAGATAAATTTAATAATCTCTTAATTTCTGGTGTTTCTACTTCATCGCAACTGTCTGTTTATAACAGTGGTAACCAGGTGACACCGGCACTGACTCTGACTCCACTGGATGTCTCGAGTAGCAATCCAATTGTCTTCTTGGCCAAGTACAATACGAATGGTGTCGCGTCATGGGTTACCCGTGTTGAAAATTCAAACACGAGTGGTACATACCGTCCCATCATCACCTCCGACGGTGCAAACACCTACCTGAACTATGTTTACAACACCGGCACTCTCAACATTTACGACAAAGGCGCTACGGTCACCCCCGCCCGCACATTGATAAACAGTAGTGGAACAAACACATTTATCGTTAAATACGACAGTGCAGGTAACTCCCAATGGGCAGCCCAGAATTTTGCTGCTATTAATCCCAACATCCACACCACCTTCTGAGAATCCAAAAATCCCCGCATAAGACAAACAGAGCCATGAACATCCTCGCCATCCTCGTTGAATTCCTGGGAACCTTCATTTTTCTGTCCGTCATCGTCGCCACCGGCTCCTGGTGGATGATTGCTGCCACTCTCGCCGTCGTCATTCTCCTCGGTGGGGCCATCAGTGGTGGTCACTTCAACCCGGCCGTGACCATCATGACCCTCTATAACCGCGGCATCGCCCCGGATTCCGCCGCTGCCTACATTGTCGCCCAAGTCCTCGGTGGTCTTGCCGCCGTGACGGTTTACAATCGCATGCAGAAAAGTGCGGGTTCTTTCTAGAGAGGAGTATAAAATCAAATATTTTTTTGAGTTCTGTTTATTTGTCAAGAAGAACTCAAAAAGAAACAAACCGACGTTTACTTACGCGTCCACGCCCAGAGTCCGACCAATCCGAGTCCAGCGACTATTGTGAGGGCAATGGTGCGTTCGGCTTCGGCACCCCCATCGCGACCCACAAAACTCTCGCTAGTAGGCTGGAGCGATGGTGGCATCTGGGCTGGTTGGGTCACGGTACAGAGAGCGAAATCACCGGTTCCCTGTGTGCTGGTGGCTGCCGGTTCCGTAGTGGGGCAGCCCGCGGGTGGATTAGTCTGGTAGGTGCCGTCCGAGTTATAGCACTGTGGTGTGGCACCGAATTCATCCTTCGTAATCGTAATGGGGGAACCTGTGGAATCGTTGGCCTGGACCCAGCGCGTCTGGTAGGGCATGCCGTTGACGTACTGGACGGGATCCACGAGGTAGGGAGCGCCGGTCTGGGCGTCCGTGATGGATCCATTGACGTCACCGACGGGACACTGAACCTGTTGGCAGACGGGATAGCCGGTGCCAGTCACAGCACTCAGAATGGGGCGTGGGTCCAGAGCGTCTTCGGCGTTTTCGAGCATACCGGGCGCCAAGCCGCGCAGTGGTGGCAGACCGGCGGAAGCCAGTGCGTCCTGCATGAGTGTTCCCAGAGAGTCACCGCGGGTCACCCCGTCGTAGAATTCGGACATCGTCGCGCCGTTGGAGCAGCGCATCTCGGTATTCATGTAGTAACGGATGCCCATGGGTTGGGGGTTGTTCGTATCGAAGAAGGTGGGTGAGCCGAAAGCAATCGTGTCGAGGTAATAGTTCAGCCCGCCGATACTGCCGAGTATACCCGATATAGAACCGTCTTGGTGAACTCCAACTTGACCAGGTAACGGTATGTTGTCCGCGAACGAATAGGAAGGACCAAAGTAGCCATAATTGTCCTGCGCCATTCTCCCTTACTGTTAGGTCCCTAAAATTTGACCCCTGTGACCCCTAGCCAACCCTTCCGTACGATGACCGAACTCTGGCCCGCCCTGGGCAAACACCAGGCACCCAAAAACCAACCAAAAGACGACCCCCTCGATTTCAGTGAACTGGCGACCCCTGCGACATCCTACATCTGTCAAACCTGTGACGATGATGCCGCCATAGAAACATCCGGAAATGACGTTGTATGTCTACGCTGTGGAACTATCGTAGACATCCCATTGGAATGGGCCGCGGAATACCGCTGGTTTTCCGGCGATGCCGCCAGTAACGGTGGCGGTCCCGATCCAAGTCGGTGTAGTTTTCCGATTAACCACCTCATGCCCGAGAGCAGTCTCGGTACCATGATTATCACCAAGAACCAGAACCCCCTCATGCGTCGCATCAAGCGCTACCACATGTGGAACCTCATGCCCTATCGCGAACGGACACTGTGGTCAGTGTTTGACGCCCTCCAGTCCCGTATCGCTATCGCGGGGATTTCCACTGCTGTTCTGGAAGAGACGAAAGAACTCTACGCGCAACTGACAGCGTCGGCCATATGTCGCGGCCAAGCCCAGCGCGATGCTATGTTAGCCGCCTGTCTGTCGGAGGCGCTCAAACGCCACGATGCCCCGCGCATGCCGAAGGACATCGCCGAGATATTCAACATTCCCATTCGCAATGTGACGAAGGGTATCAAACAGTTCCAACAGTTGCTGGCCATGCGCACCACGGGAGGACAAACAGATACCTATGCCGTGCCTGTAGTCAAAGTAGTTAAAGAGACCAAGGAACCAGTGACGGAGACGGATGAGACGATGACGGCACGGGCGAATCAACGTCGGGCTATCTGGCAGGCGACGGTGAGTCGCACGACGTCGTATGAGGACT